GCGAACTATAAAGTTCAGTAAAATTTTGATTTACTTTATCAAATGCCGTGCGTAACGGATCACCTTGCTTATCGTTAGGTGTTTGTCCAATATTAATTATTTGCTTAGCCATTACATTCTCCCTACGGCAACTTGAATTACTCCGGCTTCGCCGTAGTCTTTATCTTCTAAAGCCTTACCAATAATTGAACCTAATTTAGGATCTAGCGCCTTAACTGCGTGACCCGGTGTTGCCGCGGTTGTCAGCATATCACCCTTCCTTACCCGACCTACAACTTTAACAGGCACTCTACCTTGTAGTGCAATTAAAATTTTATGTCCAGGACATTCTGCGTTCATAGTATATGCCGCTGTATTAGAAACAACGCCAGCTACTCTAGTATCAGAAACTTGATCAGTTAAGGTTACTTCTTTTTCACCACCAAACACTAATACAGTACCAACTTCATAATCTTTGTCACCTTCATAGTACTCAGCTAAGTCAGCATAAGTTGCTTGTAGTGTACTTGAACCTACTAGTGTCCACTGACCTGTAATTGTACCTGCTGTACTACTACTTCCAGTGTTAAGTGTCTTAGTATATAAGATAGCACCATTTGATGCTAAGTCAATAGTTGAAGTACTACCAGGTGTAAACTTACCTGTAAAATTACATATATCAGTTGCTAATGTACCTGCATAGAACGTGTTAGCTTTAAAGGTACCATTTGTAGTATCAAACGTACCATAAGTTTGTGTTGATATAGTATTTGCTGCGCCACCGCTTTGACTAGATGCCATAAAATATACGCTGGCGTTAGCATTGGCATTGGCAAAGTATAATGTTGTACCGTTAGAACTTAGTGTAGGAATACCCGCAACTTTTAAACTACCAACGTCAACACTCTTATCTGTGTCTGATCTAACTAGAGAACTAGCAGCATTTCCTACGCTTACAGGTACGATTGTATAAGTTGCTGTTGCACCTGAAGCTATACTAGTAATTGTAATATTTGTACCAGTTGTTGCTGCCTGACTAATTACAAAGTTTGGACTTGTACCGCTTGATATTGTTGTACCAGATACAATACCTGTTCCGCTAATTGTACTTCCAACAGTAGGAACTGTACCGCTTACATAAGTTAAATTTGTTCCTGATAAATTACCAACAAAAGTAGTACTAGGAACTGATTGAGTTAGAGCACCTGTGTTTGTTCCAAAGTTGCTGACAAACAATCCTCCAGCATCACTTACCACTTGAGCAGGTGTAATTAATGTTGGTGCTGCTGTACTGCCGCTTCTATTGCCTAATAGATAACCCGAACTCATCCAAGATAGTTTACTTAAACTAATACCATCACTAGCCCCAGTAGCAGTTTTTAAACTGATATAACCATTGCTTGCTGTAAAGATTGTGTTATCAAAACTGGCTAAACCTAAAGCAGCCTGCACAGTTGTATTATCATACACAGTACCGTTACCAGTACCTATTGTTACAGCAGACTGGAATGTTGAACCAACAACATAAGTTACACCAGATGTTCCTGCTATAGTGTTCCAGTTAGCTTGAGTAGTAGTTGTTCCTAAACTTGCAATAGTATATTGTTTGCCTATAACTAAAGGCGCAACAGTATAAGTCCAACTTACTGGAGTACCTGTTGTAGTTGTAACAGCACTACCATTATAAGTAGAACTTAAGGTAAATGTTGTTGTACCGTTTGTTGCTATGATATAATAAGTTGTACCTGTTGTGTATCCAGAAATAGATCCTGAACCACTGTTAGTTCCAGTAATAGTTACACTCTGTCCTACATACAAGGTACTAGCACTACAACTAAACTGACCACTTGTTCCAGTTATAGCAACACCAGTCAATGTAGTATTACTGCTTACTGTAATTGTCGTAGTATTTGCACTTGATACTGTTGTAGCCCAGTTCATTACAAGTTTTGATTGTGCAACATTAGCTACACTATTAACCATTGAATTGTAAATTTTACCTGACTGTATGGCAGTAGTTAATGTCCCCGGACTACCGGCTGTATATGTAACATTAACATCGCCTGTAGGTATTCCTATATTCTTCCAGGCACTCGATGCACTGTCATAAATTAAATGATTTCCGTTTGCTAAAGAACTTAAAACAACATCGCTTAATTTACTTAGACTGTCCTTGCTTGCAACCTTAACATCAACATAATTTTTATTAGTTACATCAGTTGGGTTAGCAATCGCCGGCATGGTAAGGTTAATGATATTTGAACCGTTCATGTTCAAATTACCTGTCATGGCCTGTGCACCATTTAATGGTAGGAAACCTGGGCCCAATAAACTAGTAGCCGATACTTGACTGCCGCCTGCTGTTAAGCCTAAACGATAATCTATAAAATTGCTAATAGCTGCTTGTGTAGGTATAGCAGTACTACTAGGATTACTAAATGTTGCATCGTTAGTAAATGATGTAACTGTAATACCGTTTTTAAAACCTAGACCATTTAAGTTGTTTAAACTAATACTTTGGCCTAGAGCTACGTTACCTGTGTTTTGGTTAATATTAAAGAATTTACCTACACGGAAAATACCATCCTGGTCAGTACTTACAAAGAATACACGACCTACACCTTCCTCAAGTACCTGTTTAGTATAATCAGGAGATAATACTGGATTACCGTAGATAACACTTGGATAATTTGTTGTATTATAACCACCAGTACCAATATTTAAAAAGTCGTGTCCTGTTGCGCGAGTAGTAGAAATCTTTGTTACTACTTGTGCCGCTGTACCAGATGCAAATCCAATTTCTAAACTGTCTTGTTGGAACGAATCAAACGGTCTATTAATACCTAATTGTGTTGTAGTTGCAGAATTTAAAGAACTAGCCGCAATATATGTTGTAGTAGAAGTTGACCATGTTCCAGGATCATATGGATACGTTAGTATTAACGTTGTTGAACTTGCTGTTGTACTGCTACTTGTTGCATAAAGTCCATTATATAAGGGATTGGTATTACCAGTTACTTGATAATAAGCACCGTTAGTTATAGACATTGCTGAACTTAAAGTAAATGTCACGCTATACGGTGTCGAACTACCTGATTTGCTAGGAGTTCCTGATACACTAATTAATTGATTAGATACAAATTCTGGACTGTAAGAACTTAAACTTCCTGATGCAGTAGTAACTACTAAATTGCTACCGCCTAATGTAGAACTTATTGCTATAGTATTTCCTAATGCACCTTGTGTAGCAGAATTTATATAATACCAGAAACTGCTAAATGTGATTGATCCTGTTGGAACACCACTAGGAGCACTGCTCATAACAACTGTAGCAGTTGTACCTACTAGAGAAACTGCTGTAACAAGTTGTAGCCCGTTGAATCCTGTGCCTCCAACAATTTGTCCTACAGCAATAGTTCCAGTTACACTAGTAACGACTAAAATATTTGTTAATGTGCCGCCACTACTGAATGTACCAGTAGCCTGTTGTGTACTTGTAACGTTACCAAAACCTGTTCCGGAGAATATTATTGTACTACCGACAACTTCTCCTGATATAGATCCTTTAACAAGTAAGTTTGCTGTACCGGTTACAGTAGTTGATGTTTGGGTAACTGCTCTACTTACAGAATATGTACCGGCTTGTCCGTATGCATAAAAACTAATTGATGTTGAGCTTAGGGAACTAGTAGTTGATTGGCTTAATGTGATTGTAGTTCCGTTTATACCGACTACATAAGTGTTGCTAGGAATTCCAGTTGCAACAACAAATTGAGTTAATGCAATACTTGTGGCACTAGCAACGGTTATGCTTGTAGATCCACTGCTTGCAGTTGCAGTTGTAGTAGCAGCCGCACTATTAGTTGCTGTAAGTTGAGCTGTGATGTATGGACTACCTGTAATACTACCGCCAGATAGTACCATACCGCTGGCAAATGATCCAGTGGGAGCACTTGAAACAGTAAATGTGTATAGTGTAGCAGTGGTACAAGAAGATGATTGTCCATAATTAACAGTCCATGTTGTACCACTACCTGAAGTAATATAAGTTCCGGCTAATACTGTACCACCTGAAAGAACCATACCAGTAGTAACAGTTCCGCCAGAAGCTCCACTAAATGTCAACGTTGTACCATTAATCAGAGCACTTGTTAATGTAATGTTACTTCCTGCTGTTATTGCGCCAGCAGTTGTTGATGCGGTCCCGTTAATAGTATTTGAAACTGTAGATGCTAGCCCTGGAACAGTAGGATATGCTAATGTTACTTGTGTAGTAGGTGTAGTTTGTACAACAGAACCACTAAAGACTGAGCTAGAACTCATAACAACACTGGCTTGAGCCTGTGTTCCGCTAGAAGGAGGGTCAATAGTTAATGTTGGAACACTTGTATATCCTTGTCCAGGACTTGTTACAGTTATTTTTGTTACAACACCGTATTGATTAACAGTGGCATTTGCAATAGCCTGCACTACAGAAGTTTGACTTCCGCCACCTGTAAATGTAATTTTAGGAGGGCTTGCTTGGTTATATCCAGAACCACCACTACTAATAATAACACTGGCCACTGTTGATGGTGTAGATGCTAAAATAGGTGTTCCTACTGGTAACCATACTGCCGGACTTACTGTAAAATTATTACTATCAATAACAGATTGTACAATTACAGTTCCTGGCAATACTGCATTACTGTTAGTATAACCAATTTGGAATCCTAAAGTACCTGTAGCTGTTGTTAATGTTATAGGATAACTAGTTGCACTTGTTCCTATGGATACGCTAGTACCTGATATTGTTAAAATATAGTAAGTACCTGTTGTTAATCCACCAAATGCTGCTCCTGTACTTGCACCGTTGTTATAAGTTAATGTGACATTAATCTGTTGAGCTACACTCATGCCAGTGTTACTGCTAACAGTGATATAATTTCCAGTACCAGTGACAGCTATTCCAGTGCCCGAAGAAACAGTTTGGCTTAATGTAAATGGACCTGAACCACTTACAATATAAGTGTTACTAGGAATACCTGTTCCTGATACAATCATACCTATAGTAGGTGTTGATCCAGCCGTAACTGTTAATGTTGTTCCACTTAGTGTAGCTGTAAATGAAGCAGTAGTGTTAGATGTAGCAGTTACAGTACCTAAATAACCAGTACTCAAAGTCATACCAACAATTAAATTACTAGTTGATGATACATTTATACTGGACTGATTAATAGTTTGATAAACTTGTTTGTAACCATTAAAGTTTGAGTTTGTTGAACCTGCAAAATTTAACCAACTGTCAATGACCGGCATGTTTATAACAGCAGATCCTGAAGACATATAGGCAAACGGAACATTAAATGTGGTTAGTAATACGTTTGTACCTGTAGAAGTTAGTGTAGAACCGTAAACAGATGCTGCATAAGTAAATGAAGGAACACCAAAACCACTTGCACCGTTATTTAGAATTGGGTTAGGATCTAATGTAATATATGCATTAGTAGAAACACCAAATGTTAATGTGCCGGATGGTTGTAGGTTAGGCGAAGCACTTAATGTAATAAGTAAATTACTTCCTGAAACAACAGGTGTTCCTGAAATTGTTTGGCCAGAACTAAAACCTGTACCAACAATTGCTTGACCATTACTTATAACTCCGGTAGTATTTGAAAGTACAACTGTTAAACCTGTAGGTGTAGCACCGGCAATACTTCCCCATGTACCGTTTCCATTAGTTACAGAAAGAGTACTACCGTTAACAGAGGTGCTAACATTAATTTGGCTACCGGTAATTTGAGTAATATAATAAGTTGCACCTGCACTTAATCCACCAAATTGGCCACCTGCTACTGCACTCCAAGATCCAGCTTCTTGACTAACTGTTACAGTTGACCCGCCATAGGTTAAACTAACTGTAATATTATTACCTGCAATAGTTTTAATATAATATGTCGTATTCTGAGTAATACCGCCTAAGCTAGAACCAGCAGTATATGCCATAAATCCGCTACCAGCAGTTAAACTAACATTTGATCCATTATATGTACTACTAATTGTAATATGAGTTGAGTCTGGAATATTTGTAATATAATATGTTGCATTAGCTAATCCACCAAAAGCACTACCTGCTAAAACAATAGGCTCACCAACTACCATACCAGTAGTACTTGTTATAACAAGTTGGTTTGGTCTAGTAGGGTCAGTTGATGCGAATGTTTGTGTTATGACACCTGTTTGCACTACCGCAGTAAATGTAATTGTTTCTCCTACAACTAAACCAGTTGCCGAACTTAATGTTAATAAATTTCCAGAATTATTTGTTGATTGAAGAGTAGGTGTTTGTGTAACTAGACTAAATGCAATTGGAGAATTTACTACTAATCCAGTAGTTGAACTTAGCGTTAAGTAATTGCCGGTTGCTGATGTCTGTAGTAAAGTAGGAGTTACAGTAAACACAGTACCAGTGCCGCTGTATTGTTCTTTAGTATAACTAGCTATTCTATGAATTCTTCCAGCCCATGCTGTAATAAGTGTACCGGTGTTTATTTGACTTATAATTAAATCGTTACCTGCAGGTATAACAGCTACCTTATTATCACCAACTTTGCTACCTTGTGTTTTAGTTCCGTCTAAAGGATCAGCAACAGAAATTTTTGTATTGTCTGTTGTTAATTGATAGTAGTTAAAAACTGTTGTAGATTCTAAAATAGCATAGTTACTTGGTAGAGTTTCACCAGTTGCATAAGTTAATAGATAGTTTGAAACAGCATAAATGTTTGCCAAAGCAGGTACGTATTGAAGACTTGCAGTTGTTGATGAAATACTTGCAGGTAAGATTCCGGAGAATAATACATCACCTAATACTTTGATAGAAACAAGTTGACCATCATAACAACTAAATGCCAAACCAGAAGAAACTGTTCCACCTAAACCACTAGTACTTAGTGTTAAATTTAATACACTTTGACCGTTTACACTAATTGTAGTTCTTTGTACATTAGAGATAGAATATCTTGTAATTGTACCACCTGCTAGAGTATGATCAATTTCAACTTGAGAATTGTTTGTAGGTATGTTATTATAACCTATGATATAGATATTAAATGCATTTGTTGTAGGATACGGTGTCATATAACTAGCAGTTATACCTTGTTTGTATATCCTTGCAGTTTGTTCTGTATCGTTTACAAGAGTCACATTATCTGGTAATTCTGTAGGATTAAAGCCTGTAGCCCTTAAACCATAAATGCCGTGAGCACTACTGCTTCCTACAGAACGTACAGCTCCACCATTAATAGACCACATACTTGAATAACAGTAGTAACTAAAAGTACTAACCTGTTCACTCAAACCTCCGTTTGTAGCAACTATACCGTAACCTAAATCATTGACCTGTGTAAAGTTGTCGCCTAATGCGCTTCTATTACCTGCCATTTCAATATTAATAGATATACCAGCACCGGAACTAAGGTAACTTTGTAAGCCAGTTAATATTGAAGCCTTGTTGGTTGTTTTTAATAACGTAAAATCTGTTATTAAATTAGATGCTTGGCCGGCGACCGCTGTATCTGGATCAACTCGTGCTGTTGCTGTATTAAATGTACCATCGTAGATATAGTCTATAATAGGAGACATTAATGAAGCAAGGGTGCCCAATACAGTACTTGTACTAAAAGTTAATCCTGTTGTAGTACCAGCTGTAGTTGTAATTGCAGAGCCACCGTATGTAGTACTTAAAGTAAATGATGTTGAACCATTAGTTGCAATTATATAATATGAAGTTGGATTACTATAACCTGTTATAGATCCAGTTCCAGATAAAGCACCACTGACTGTAATATATTGCCCCACAACTAATGTTGTAGCATTGCAACTAAATTGCCCGCCTGTCCCAGTTATACTAACTGATACTAATGAACTAGTTGAAATAGCAGTTAATGTTGTATTTTGAGTAATGTTGTTACCGCTAGATTTTGTTACAGTACTGTTTAACAACATTTGTGGTAGTATTGTTGCTAATCTTGATAATGCCTGAGTATAAATTGTAATAGTACCGTATGTAAAATTACCTGCTTGAGTAAGAATAGACTGGGTACTACTGTTATACCAATAGCTTGTAACTAAATCATAGGTGGCACTATTACCGCCATATAGTAGGTCATATACAATTGCATCTACAAAGTTACCAAAATCTCTTTGTGCTGTAATAGAACTATATGAATTGATACTTGCTAAACTATAGTTGGCAGCTATCCAAGCACTAATTTCTTGTTGAATAAATGATTTGTTTGTAGCATCTTCTAAAATATTTAAAGCTCTTACAGCATCAGTAGTACTTGTAGATGCGGCTGTTAATATTAACGTTGGAACTGAACCGTAACCGTTATTGATTATATTGTTAATATTAGTTGAATTAGTTTTAACTAAATTAGTGCCAGTAACATCAAGTCCAATTGTTTGAGCTTGTGTGTTTACATAATCCACTGCCTGTGTTAAAACAGTTTGAGATAATCCAGTAACTGCGTTTTGAGGCAACAGATAAAATATTCCCATCCTCGAAGTTTTATAATTTGTACCTAATGCTAGATCATATGCTAATGCATCAATAACTGTACCTATGTTTGTATTCATAGTAGTAGAGTTATATGCAGATGTTGTACTAAAAGGTGTGCCAACGTCTAACATTAAATTAGCAGTATAGGTAGTGCTGTCAAAACTTACAATATCGTCAATTTGATATCTTGATCCCTGAACATAAAAACTACATGGGATTTGAGGAGGTCTAACGTCAAGACCACTATTTAAGGAACCGACTACAGTAATTTGTGTTTGATTGTTTAACCCTACGGTTTGTATAGCAGTAATTTTACCAGTTAATCTACCAGCAAAACCGTCTACAAACATGCCGCCAGCAAATTGTTTTTTGTTAGTACTTGCCGCAAAACTTGCACAATCTCTAATAAATGCACTCTTACTTTTTATTTGTCCTTCAGGATCTAAAACTAATGCAAATCCGCCATGCCCCTGGAAACTAACCATACTAATATGAGTAGCATCATTCATTAAGAATGCATCAATATTTTTATTGTTTAGTGGTGTACTAGTTACATCTAAAGGATTGGTTAGGTAATGTCTACCGTAATTTAGTGTTCCGTATATGTGCCAATTGCCTGAAGTAAAGGTTGTACTAGTAAATGGTGTTAGCGCCGTTACATTCATCACGTTGCCCGTAACCGAATTAACGACAGCTTTGCCTACAACTGTACTATCACTAGTATTATCTGTAAGAACAAGACCAACCCAACTTTGAGGAGCCAATCCGGTTGCAAGAGTAGCATTAAATGTTCCGCCTGTTGCAGATAAAGTTAGAGTTACCGCAGTTGCATAATCTGTAGTGTAGTTAATAGGGTTGAGTTGTATAGCATCAATTATACCATCTCTGTAGAAGAATATGCTAGCCCACGGACTTTGACTTATTCGATCGAGTGGTCTAATTAATACTCTACGGAAATCATCTCCTTTTAAACTTACGTTATTTGCTAATCTAATAGGATAATCTTCGTAGTAAATCCCGCTTTCTACAAATATGGTTATAGGTAATGTTGAAACAGTTTCACCATAGAATAATGGCTCACCAAATGTTAGTGTGCCAGAAACGGTAGATGAATTAGGTTGGCTTAAAGTAAGTGTAGTTCCATTTATTTGAGTTACTACTGCGCCTAGTCCAATACCTACACCTGTAACTCCTAATCCAACTACAATATTAGTAGCACTAGAAACAACTATTGTATAAGCACCTTGACTTCCGCTAACAGCGGTCGCGCTGAACGAAATAAAGAATCCTGGTCTTGTCATCCTAAGGACAATAGTATCAACGCTAATACCATTACCACCTTGAGTATAAGTTACAATTTGTCCGTAGGCATTTGATATAGCACCAACAAGAATTTTGCCTGGAATAATATGTACGTTACCTGTTGATCCTTGATCAACATACCCATTCCCTCCATTAGACATAGTAAGTGTGTACGTACCAGTACCAAATGACGGTGTTGGTGCAGCACCATAACCGTATTGTATAATATTCAATATAATGTTAAAATTATTAGTGAATGATGTAACGGCAGGCGCTGACGAAATGTAACTACCTGAAGTTATTTGACTATAAACAGATTGGAATCTTTGTGCAGATTGTTGATTTAAAACTTGTATTGCTAAATTCTTTGCAAAAACTAAACCATCTACTGTTTCGGAATATTGTGTGCCAATTGCAACAGATTTAGCACTGGCATTGCGATAATATGCTTTGCCGGCATTTACACTTTGATAAGTGCCTGCCGAATATAAATCTAAAACTATACCGTCTATTATGTAACCTATGTCTCTTGAGCAGGTATTTTGGTTGTATTTAAAATTACCTGTATAAGTTGTAGCTAGGTATGTGTTTGTTAAATTAGATATAGTTGATTTATTTGATTCTATAATTGTCCTAGCAGCTACATAATCAGGCCCACTGGCTGAAGTAGTTGTATCTGGGGCAACAATCAAATAAGTTCCTGCTGTATTGTTAGCTAGTACATCAATTACTGTTCCAAATAAATTATTAATTGTTGTAGCTGCACCTGCACCTACTGCCCATGCAGGATTAGTAGATTGAGGTACTGCAGAATAGGTATTGCTTGGTGCTTGATTTTTACTTACAGCTATTGCTATAGTCTGTGCATAAACAAATGCAGCATTATATAATTGATTAGTTTCATTTAATCCCGGAACAAGACTAGAACCGGCGTACCAGAATTGATTATTGGCAGTGTTTACACTAGCAATATTACTACCATTGGCTAAATCATAACATACTGCTTCTGTGATGTAAATTATATCTCTAATTAAATTAGTTGAACTAAAAGTAACTCCAGCAAACAATGGCAACTGTGTCACATAAGCAGTAGCTTCATTAGCAACAAAGTCTAGATTTGCTAATAGTGCATTAACTGCGGCAGCATTACTACTGCTTAGATTGCTTGTATCAATAGTAGGAGCAAAGATAAATTTAACATAACTACTTGGATTGACACTAGGTGTATTACTTAATGTAATTGTTACACTATTTCCAGCAATTGATGTTTCTGTAACTGTTTGACTTCCAAACCCAGTACCATAAACTCTCTGTCCTGGACTAATTGTTCCAGATATAAGAGTAACAGTCATGGTAGTGCTTGCACTTGAACCGCCTGTTACTAAACCAACAGCATACATTTTATCGTAACCAATTGTTAAGATATCTGTAGCAGTATTAAACAATGTATTGATTGAACTTATAACTGAAGAATTTGAAATAATAGCAAATTTTGAATTCTGTAAGTAAGTTGAAACAATATTTTTCAACGCTACTATTTCAGTAGGATTTATTATTGCATTTCGAGCTGCCTGCAGACTCGAAACTGCATTGGCTGTTGTAGGCTGTGTGACAGTAGGTGATGGTAATGTTGCATTACCTACTATTGAACTTACTGTTGCAATGTTTGCGCTTAAAGATCCTAAAACTGGACTAGTGAATGTAAATGATCCGCTAGGGGTTACGGTTGGATAGGCACTAAGTTGAACAATAGTGTTAACACCAGACACTATTGTAGATACTACAGTTTGTCCGCTAGTGAATCCAGTACCTGTGATAACTTGACCTTTGCTTATAGGAACTATATTACCAGTTACAGTTAAATTATAACTAGAGGTACTACCAGATACAAATGTAGCTGTAGATGTTGCATTGCCTCCTAGTGTGCTGTTAATATACTGTACAACTGACAGTTGATATAAAGTTGCTGGAGTTGTGTTTGTTACAACTGCTTGCACAACAGTATTCATATAAGCTATTGCTTGAGAAAAGGCTGTTTTTTCTGTTGCAGTAAAATAACTTGTGTTAGTATTAGAATTCCAATAACGAGTTAACGCTGTATAGATACTTTGACTATTACCGCCGTACATTAAATCGTAAATTAAACTGTAAACAATATATTTTATATTTGTAGCACTTGTAGTGGTATTATAAACTAAATTAGGATAATGAGTTTTTATCCAGCCCGCTACTTCAGCTTGAATAAACGGTATATTGTCAATTAATAATGTAATAGCACTTGTTTGGCCAGGTATAGTAGAAGATAGTGAGCTATAAATTGGAGTAGGTTGAGCACCACCTTGAACCATTAAACTAATAGTAGATGCATTAGATTTTATATTACTAACCACAGATGGGTTGCTTGATACAGAAGTTAATAATAATAAATTATTGACTAAATTTGATTTAGAAATTACGCCTTGCCCAATAACTGAAGCAGTTGCAGAACTACTGTAACTTACAGAAGTAGAAGTAACATTAGTTATAGTAAAGATACCGTTGTACACAGATGGATTAATTCCGCTTACAATAATTGGCTCATTTAATACAAACGGTGTTGTTATTTGTTGCGCAAATCCAAGTGTAACAGTTGATCCATCACCTGAGATAGTAGTAGTAGGAATACTGCTATAATCTAATAAATCGGCTAATTCAGTCGGACTAATTGTTGTACCTTGTTCGGTAAAGGCCAAAGCCGCTTCAATGCTTCTATAGTTTGATTGGAATACTACATCGTATCCTAAAGCATCTACTAATATATCTAAGTAAGAATTTACTGAAGAAGAAACATATCCGTAATTAACTATAGTAGTTTTTGTATAATTTATAGCATCAATTAATTGTGTAAGCTCATCTGATATAAGATCAGAATTATATGAGTTATAAATTTGTTGGACAGCATTTACAGTGTTAAAATTTGTGTTTAGTAATAAATCATAACCAACACCGCTCATCAAATTGTTTAATAAAACACTATACCTACTTTTGTTTAGGTTAAATGTATTGACATATTTTTTATTAAGATATGCTATAGTTTCAGACTGAATAAATGATTTATTAGTCTGCAATAACCAAATAGCATTTGTATAACCTGATACAGCAGAGTTACCGCCAGCTGGCTGATAACTTTGTATAACTGAAGGAAACTGACTTACACTTGTACTCCATGTTATTTGTTGTTTGTATGGGCCAGGCTCAATTTGACTTAGATTAATTAAACTTTCAGCTTGTTGTGCAGCCGCACCTATTGTTTTATACGCATAGTGCCATGCTCTTCCTTCTCTACCAGTAGGAGTATTAGTTTGTAAGTCATCGCCTTTAGTAGTGCTTACATATAAATTAACACCGCTATAATATGTGTTAGCATCAACATACAATTTTGTCGCGGCCTGTAGGTCATCGCTATTAAGAGGTGTACCATAGCCGTTAAATGGTGCAGGGTGATCTCCTAAGGTAAGAGGACCAGTCATTGTATCACCGCCTCTATACACAGCTGCCTTGCGAGGAACTGCTTCTGATGCTACAAAATTGCCTGTTAG